CTGAACACGGCACTACTCACCCTCCTCCGCGGACTTCGCACCGCGGACTACACCCTCAAAGGTCGGACTGACGTGCCCGATCCCATCAAAGAATCAGTGGCTGCGATAGGCCACCGTGAAGACTTCGAATTTCTCTCGGCTGACCTCTCGGCCGCCTCGGACTACCTTACACACGACGTAAACCAAGCGGTTTGGTCTGCGATTTGGGAGTCACTGAAAGACGATTTCCCCTCATACTACGAACAAGTTGGAAACCTGCTCATAGGTGAGATGATTCTTGATGATGATGGGTGCCCAGATTGTCTAACACAATATAAAGGTAAACTGTCACAAAGAGGAGCCCTCATGGGACTCCCCCTCGCTTGGCCTATCCTCACACTGGTGAACGACTGGGCAGCTGCACGTGCTCAGGCACCTGAAGGGTTGTTATCACCTGCCTTTGTCACTTGTGGTGACGATATGGGAGCAGCCTGGACGCGCCAGGCATCCGACAGATATCTTCAGAACATCAAAGACGCAGGTCTAGTCCCCAACGTCCAGAAATCGTTCCGGTCTCCAACCGGATTGATATTCGTGGAACGTCTGATTGTGAAGGAAACGGCGAGAGTCCAAAAACTCCCACCGCTCCCGACAAAACCGGGGGAAAAGGCTGCAATCCCTGAGGATCCAGACTTCCTTGTTCATCAGAGGGCTTCGATCGTGCGACGGCCGACAATGTCAGCAATCGCAGCCGCCAAGAATATGATGGCGGAAAAGTCCACTGCTCCGTTGTGGCTCTCACTACCAGCAACGCTTCGCGAGGAGTATGCGAAGGCGTCGCCCCGCTGGCGGAAGGACAGGGTCCTTCAAGTTGCGAGGAAACTACACCCGAACGTGTTCAGGATGTACGATGGAAGTAAGATGCCACTCCATTGGCCACAAGCCCTGGGTGGCTGGGGTCTCCCGGGTTCTCCCGACGCTCCGCGGACGTACCGGAAGGCGGCGGCGTCAATCCTCAACGGGAATGACGATCTCTTGAAGAACCTCTCAAACGCTTTCTTGTTGTCAGGCGCACCCGAACACGCAAGAAAGCACATCGATCTCCTACTCTCGGAAATCCCCGAAAGGAATTCTGAAGGTAAGACACCGACCAACCCCTACATCAGGACCGCCGGAGCGGTTGATGCAGAGATCGACGAGAAGGAGAAAAGCGTTACCAGGAAAGAAGCTGAGGACCTGATTATGGGTACAGTTACAGGTTACCTCGAGCTGCTCGGCAACAAAGGTGCGGGCTCTCACCAACCGAAGTTTGGTGAGATAACTGCTCGAGTACGCCGAATCATCAACAAAGCTGCGACTCAGTGGAAGTCCGTCCGACCAATGGGGTCGGATAAAACCACGGAGGAGCTTGCTGGTATCATCGACCGCCGCAGGAACCAACCACTCTTCATAAAGAAGCATGATTGGCTTGACTCCCACGACGTCACAATCTCTGAAGACCGCCTGTCTAACTTACACTTACGGCCCGAAGATCGCCTCAGATCGTACGCACTGGGAGTACGAGGAGAGATGAAATTCAAGCCGGAGCAAAAGGGCAAGTTAGACGCACAGCGAATCAGAGCACGGCGGATCCTCACGGATGAGGTGAAACCAACCGAGCCAGATCCGCTGGCAACCGTAGGGGGAATTCCTCGAAAGCGTCTTATTACTTTCGAAGAATCACTTCTAGAGACCGAGAGGGAGACTCGTGAGTACAACCAGAGACTGGCTGCGCTCAGAATCGAGGCCCCACCGGCCATGAAGTCTTTAAGGGAACGACACCGTCCAGTACCACCGCAGAACGCCTACCGGCGATCTACAGTGGGACTGTTGGATAGCGTTGCTCCCTAAAGCCCCCCGAAACAAACGAGGTCA